AAGGTATGTAGATAAATCTAACGGGATTTTTAATCCAACCCATTCAGGATATAGGTTAGAAAGCGAAGGAATGCAAGATATTAAGAGGATGAGAACTTTAAAACAAAGACCGTTATCACTCAAAGGAATCGAAGATAATAACGGTTGGATTAAAATTGAAAGCGAAAGTGATTTGCCAAAAGAACAATGTGATTGTTTAGCATTTGATGGCGAGGATGTTTGCCTTTCTTTATTTAAAACAAAATATAAAGAATTTGTAAATGAAGACTGTGCTTTATATGGAATAACCCACTACAAACCAATACTAATACCACAACCGCCAATTTATTAAATTATGAAACTAAGTAAAGCAAAAGAGCTAATAGAAAACGGAACGCATTGTATAACATGTGATATAGATAATGAAAATGCAGAATACTTAATATCTTTATCAGATAAATATTATAAAATTGGGAATGCAAGGCATGCCATTTTATTGTCAGAAATAACAGACGATGAAGAAATTCGTTATCAAATACAAGAGCATGGAGGTAATTGGATTGATATAAATAGACCGATAAGAATCAAACCGAAACCTGACTTTTCAAAAGAATTAGAAGCGCTAAACAAAAAAGCAAACGAGAATAATATGAAAGTTATCGTAACTTTCGAAAATAATTTGTAAATTTGGATTATGAAAAAATTTATATTAGTAATATCGGTAATATTTTTTAGCTGTTCTAACGATCAAAATTGTGATAAACAACTAAAAGATTTAGATGATAAATATAATAGCTCTATTCAAAATGCAGGAAGTAGTAATTCTGCATTTAACGAGATTACTAGACAGTATCAATCACAAAGACAGTCGATTTTAAATAATTGTAAGTAATGGCATATAGTGTAGAAGATAAAGAAAAAATATTTAGCTCTATTTTTGAAACAATCGAAAATGGTAAATCTTTACGTTTTGCATTATCTAAAATACCTTTGTCATCTAAGACTTTTTATGAATGGATTGAATTAGATGAAGAAAAAGTAAAACAATACGCGCGTGTGACTGAGTTAAGAGCTGAAGCATTATTAGATGAAATGTTTGATATTGTTGATGACACTACTAGAGATTTAAAATTAACCGAACAAGGAGAAATACCAAATAATGAAGTGATACAAAGAAGTCGCTTACGTTATGATGCAAGGAAATGGCTTGTAGGTAAATTAAACCCTAAAAAATATGGTGATAGGACAATTTTAGCAGGCGACGAAGAAAATCCAATAGCTACAAAAAGCATTCCTTTAGTATTATCAGATGGTAGGAGTTATGAAGATTTAAAAAATGAATTAAAACCAGAATGACAAAATACGGAATAACAGAAGTATTTGTAAAACATGATTACTATTCAGAATTAAGAATTAAGATTCTTAAAAAAGAAGGTAATCATTTTTTTTTATGTGAAGACTTAGGGGATAAAATAATAGTTAATGAAGAAATAATTCATAATAAAAAACTATATCCAATACCAAAAGGATTTTTAACTTATGAATTACCAGATGATTATTTTTATATTTATGAAGACGGAAAATATTCAGTACTAAGATATAAATATGTAAAACACATAGGAAGCTCAAGGAGTTCTAAAAGTTGGAGTTTAGAAGAAAAAGCAATTAGAAAATGTGAGCAAGAAAGCCATTTTAGAGCTACTGTTTGGAGAGATACTAGAGAGTCATTAGGAAATTCAGTCTGGAAGGATTTTAGAAAAATATTCCCATTATCAGGAAGAAAATATAAATTTCCTAGAAATACAGTTCCAATTTATTTTGAGAATGGATCAGTTATCGAGCCACACGGAGACGACACTACAAATGCTCATGGTATCACTCAAGATTTAGCCTGGCTAAATGAACCATATAAGATGACGAAAGAAACTTTCGATCAAATAGATCAGAGAGCTAATCAAATTTGGATAGACATAAACCCTAGCGGAAGGCATTGGAGCGATGACCTAGATAAACATCCTAGATGCAAAGTAATTCATTCTACATTTATGGAAAATCCTTTTTGCCCTATTGAACAAAAAAAGAAAATATTATCTTATGATCCTAATAATCCTATAAATGTAGAAAATAATACAGCGGATTTATACATGCACATGGTTTACGCATTAGGACTAAAAGCAGAAAAACCAAACCGTATATTTAAAAACTGGAAAATAATCGAAGATGTTGAGTTTGACACGCTACCTTACCAAAGTTATTACGGTTTAGATTTTGGATTGTCAGCACCTTCAGCGTTAGTACAAATGAAGTTTGATGGCGATAGAACTTTCTTTTTAAAGGAAATACTATATTCTCCTTTAAATAATCTAAAAGGAACGTTATCTGAAGAGTTTGAATTACTAGGAATAGAAAAGCATAAAGAGATAATTTGCGACTCAGGAAACGAATTAAATCTATCTGAAGGAACTAAATTAAGAAACTCTGGGTATAATGTGATTTTTGCTAAAAAAGGAGCTGGAAGTATATCGAATGGAATTGAAACAATGCAAAAATCAAATATTTATTACTGTAAGAAATCAGAAAACTTAGAAAGAGAATATGAAAACTATTCTTGGAAAATATGGCAAGGCATACAAATGGACGTTCCAGAAGATTTGAATGACGACCACATACTAGATGCTACAAAATACGTGATAGTTTGGTATGTAAGAACTCGTGGATTAAATTAAATTTTGTATATTTGATTAACTAAACTAAAAAATTTATGATTGAAATTTCAAAAAGAATTACAGACTTTGCAGATGTGCATAATATCGTTTTAGATTATTATATAGAAAATAATATTGATAAAAATACTCCTTTTTCTATAGGAACTACTGTTGAATGCGACTTAAAGGATCTATATATTATAAAAATACATGAAATAGGATATAAAGGGAATTCATTTATATTATCATCTATTTAAAAAAATAATTAATTATGAAAGAATCAGATAAAATATATCAAGTAAAACATATTGGATATATACAAAATAAAAAAATATATTGTACTGTATGTATAAATGATGGAGGAGAACATTTTAAATCTAAAATACTAGAGTATAAAGAAAATTTCCATAATTTTATAGAAGTTAAATAAAAAAGATTATATTTGCTTTTAATATCAATGTTGTGAAACATCGAACTTATGGGATTATTCAATTTTTGGGGAGGTAAAAGCATCAATGTGGAGAGAGACCGCACAGGAGCTTTTACCTATTCTTGGCTAGATCAAAACGGATTTACTAACTCAACTAAATATTTAGAGTTATCCTTAACTAATCCTGTGTTACTTGCAATCATTGCTTTAAGATGCAAGATTTACTCTCAAATGAAAATCACTCATTTGAATTCAGAAAATAAACCTATAGAGAATAGTCTCATAATAAAACTATTAAAACAACCTAATTACTTTCAATCTCAAGAAGATTTCTTTTTTCAGCAAATGTGGTTTCTTTCTGCTACTGGAACTAATCTAACTTATAAAGTAAATGCTTTACAAGAAACTAAATCGATTTACAATCTTATTCCTAGTGAAACTAATTTAAACAATACTCATAAAGTAAAATCATTTATTTCTACTAAAGCAGAACTTGAAGCTTACGGAGAAAAAAAGATTATTTATACTTTAGAAGGTCAAACATTTGAAATTAAGATAAAAGATTTAATTCCTACTTATGATTTAGCGAATGGATTAACTTGTAATTCATTAATGAGTTCTCCTAGTAGATTAAAAGGAATTTCAAAAACTGTTGAGAATATCGAAGAAAATTTACTTTCTAAGAATGTGAATTTAAAAATGTCCCAAAAGTATTTAATGGCTAGTCAAGGAGATGGTAATGCAGTTCAAATACAAAAAGGAGACCGTGACGATATTACAAAAAAAATAAGTGCTAAATCATTGCTTATTACTAATGCTAATATAAAGGCTCAACATTTAGTTAGTGACATGAAAAAACTATTCTTAGATGAGCAGTTTTCAAATGATGCTTTGACTTGTTTATTAGCTTTCGATATGTCTAAGGATATTCTAAACTATTTTTCTAATGGCTCAAGCACTTTCGATAACAAAGAAAAAGCAATGTTAGACTACGTTCAAAATAGCATACAAAATGACGCTAATAATACAATGAATAGCTTTGCAAGTTCTTTCGGATTAATTGACAAAGGAGAAAGTTTAAAAGCTTCTTACGACCATTTGCCAGTTATGCAAATAGTAATGAAGACTAAAATTGAAACGTTACAGATGTATATTAATACTTTAGTTGATTATACGCCCGAAGCAAAAGTTAAGTTAATAGAAGAATTTAAACTAAAATTAGGATTATGAGCAAGACATTAACAAAAGAAGAAATAGAAAAGATTAAAAAAGAGGCATTAAAAAGAGAATTAAATAAAGATAAAGAAGTTAAGAAATGACATACAAATCTCATTATTTACCAGAAAAAGAATTTTCTAATAAAGAGGATTTATTTAAGGCATTAAAGGAAAACTTGGCAGTTATTGAAGACCAAAAGAAAGCAAAGATTTATGAATCTTATAAAAAAGGTCAGTCGGTGAATATGAAAGCTATTGATATTTCTAAGTTTGATATCGAACAACAAAAAGCGTTAAAACTAGACGATTCTTTTTATTACGTTGCTTTTAATTCTACTAGAATATTAGATAGTCATGAAGATGTGCATATTGATGGATTGTGGAAGAAAACAATACAAGAAAAGCAATTTAAAAATTACATTGTAACAGATCATGAATTAGAAGTTTTAAATACTGTAGTAAGAAAAGAATATGTAGAAATATTTACAGCTAAAATTCCATTTTATGTCTTAGGTAAAAATTATACTGGCAACACAGAAGTGTTAATCTATAAATTCCCTAAGGATAAAATTCAAATACCTGTTGTAAAAGAGTGGTTAGATAGCGGTGACGAATTACAAGGTTCAGTTAGAATGAAGTACATTAAGTTTTTATTCTGTTTAGATTCAAATGCTCCAGAAGACACTGAATTTAAATCTAATTATTTAAAGTATTATGATTATATCGCAAATAAAGAAGATTTTGAATACATACCTTACTATTTCGCAATATTAGAAGCATCAAATGAAAAAGAATCTAGTTTTGTATTATATGGTTCAAACCAAGTAACAGGACAAATACAACAAGAAAATAAACAAGCCGAGAAATCACTTGAAGTAGAAGAGCCGACAAAAGTCACTCAAGAAAATGAAAAGAAATTATTAAAAGAATTATTAAACAAATTTTAAACAATGGAAGAAATTATCAAAGAATTGGGTCTTAAAATAGATGCAATGAAAACGGATTCAGTTTCAAAAACTGAACTTATCGAAGTACTTTCAAAAGTACAACAATTGGAATCTGAAGGGAATGAAGTTAAAAAAATGAAAGATGATTTAGAGCAAATTGCACTAAAAGTATTAAACATTGAAACTAAAGGAGCTTCAAATAATATTCCTGAAGGATTAGCTAATCTTTTAACTGAAAAATCTGAAGAGCTTAAAGCTATGAAGGATAAATCAGGGGCAAGTGTACAGATTACATTAAAAGCAGTTGGCACAATGGGTCTTGCAACAAATGTAACAGGTCAAGTTCCACAAGCTGAAAGAGAGCATGGAATTACAAGAATTATAACAAGAAATCCTTTTGTACTACAATTAGTAAATGTTGGGACGATTATGTCAAACGTTTGGGAGTGGGTAGAACAAAAAAACAGAGAAGGTGGTTCTGCTATGACTGCTGAGGGTGCTGCTAAATCTCAAGCTGATTTTGATTTAGTTGTTGCAAGCGCAAATGTTAAAAAAGTAACTGCTTATATTAAAGTTACTAAAGAAATGCTTGACGACGTTGAATTAATGCGTTCTGAAATAGACCAAGAATTAACCGAGTTAATCAACTTAAAAATTGACGATCAGTTATTAAATGGTACAGGATTAACAGTTAATTTAACTGGTATTAATACAAATGCTACTGCTTGGGCTGCTGGCTCATTCGCTTTAGCTATTCCTACACCTACTAAATGGGATGTCCTTAGAACTGCTATTAATCAAGTTAGAGTTAATTTATTTGAACCTAACTACATTTTAATGCACCCAACAGATGTGACTGGAATGGAATTGTCAAAAGACTCTACAGGTCAGTATATCATGCCTCCATTTGCTGCGCTTGATGGGACTGTTGTAAGTGGAATTCGTGTTGTTGCAAATACTGGTATTGCGTTAGATTCATTCTTAGTTGGTGATTTCTCAAAAGCTGGAGTTCGTTTCAAAGAAGGATTAACTATAAATGTAGGTTATGAAAATGATGATTTTACTAAAAACTTAGTTACTATTCTTGCTGAAGCTCGTTTAGTTCAAAGAGTAAAATCAAATCATTATGGAGCATTTGTAAAAGGGGTTCTTTCAACTGCAATAACAGCTTTGACTAAAGCATAATAAAAAATAAACTAACCCTTAATAATAAGGGTTGGTTTTATATAACTAATTTTAACAAAAACACTATGAAAGTAAAAATCACAAAAGACTGGGCTGGATATTCAAAAGGAGACACGGTAGAAGTTGAAGATAAAGACGCTTTAAAAAAAGGATTTGAAACTAAGCTTTTTGAAGGCAAAATGCCAAAAGCAGAAGTCGAAGAAACTGAAGAAGAAGTTAAGCAATAACTATTTATAAAAATAAACATAATGCAAATAGTAAATAAATCATATTTTTCAAAGTCAAACGCTTTAAATATACCTTTAGCAGTAGAAAATCCAAGTGCAACAGTAAGTACTTCGACTCCTGATAATAGCGCATATTTAGATAATTTATGTATTGCAATTGAAAAAGATTTATTATCTAATGCGTTAGGTTTAGTTTTATATAATGAACTCAAAGCGTTAACAACTACAACTATTGATAATGTAGGTAACGAACGCTGGAAAAAATTAGTACAAGGTACTGAGTACAATGGCAAAATATGGGTCGGATTAAATAATGATTTAACCTTTATTGCACAGCGTATTTATGAAACCTTTATTACTGATACGACAAAACGTTTAAGCGCAGTAGGAGTATCGAAAGTAAACTCAGAGAATAGCACGTTAGAAAGTCCATTATACAAAATAGCTAATGCAAATCAGTTATTTATCAAAGGGTATCAAAACGGTTATCTGATTACTCCAGATATTTATGAAAACTTTGTGGATTGGTTTGGTAATAATAACGATATTAACGTTTCATTTTATCAATACTTAATCGATAATATATTAGAATTTCCTGAGTTTGAAATATCGAAGTTTAAAATATATTGTCAAGATGAGGTTAAAAATTCATTTGGAATATGATAACAACAACATTCGAAGAGCAATTAGCTAGATTAATTGATTTGTTACCAGCTCACAAAAACGCAGTTACATTAACAGAGCTCCCTATTCGTTTTAATTGGGGGACTCAAGACAAACTAAATGAGTTTATGATATTGCCAGAAGGTAAATCAAAATATCCTTTAATTTGGTTAATAGAAGGTAAAGATAGTGAAGACGATCAATTAGAAACTATTTCAAGAGATAACGCAAAGATTATTATTGCCACCAAAACGCTTGGAGCTGACAGATTTAATCCTGAGATTTACGATACTGATTACAAAGACATTCTTAATCCAATTAAGAACAATCTAATAAAAGCAATGAAGGCAAGCGGAATTTCTAAATTAGACACTAAGTATTCAGTTGATAGATTAAAGGCTTATAAATGGTCTGAAAATAGTAATAACAACGCTACTAGCGACATTTGGAATGTAATTGTAATAGAATGTAAATTGTTATTTGAGAATACCGAACGATGTTTAAATAAAATAAACTTTTAAGTAATGGACGAAAAAAAAGAAAAGGTTTTAGAACCTGAATTAAAATTAAAATATACTTTTGTAAAAGAGTTTAATACAACTTTAAAATCCTACAAAATAGGCGATATGTACAACCACAAAAGTAAAGAAGTAATAGAATATTTATTAACAAATAAAATTATAAAATAATGGCAACATTTCAAGATTTAATTAATGTAGGTTACTGCTCAGAGAGTGGAATCGGTGGAACTGGTTTAGGTTACTGTCCTTTTGATATTAAAAGGTTAAAAGCAATTTGGAGACACCCTTTGAATTTCAAATATCCAGATGCTTTTGATTTCACTAAAGCTAATATTCAAGTATTAGTTCAAGAAGGAAAAATAATCCCTTTATACAAAACTAAAAACACCGCTTGGAACACGCCAGAAAATGGAGTTCAAACTTTTGAAGGTGGTGATAAAGTTGTGACGGATAGATTTCCTTATGAGTTTTCTACAAACTTCACAAATGGTAAACAATACCATACTGTTTTGGCTCAATTGTCAAACGTTGGTTTTCATTCATTCACTTTAATTGATGAAGATGATAATATCATTTTAATTAAAGAAGAAGACGGAACTCTTAGAGCTATCAACTGTGAATTTTTCAATGTAGGAGCTTATATGCCACAAGGTAATGACTCAGCAATGGTAAAAGTTGATATTCAATTGAATGATAGAAAAGCAATTGATTATAAATTGTCTTTCTTGAAATCTGAAAGCTATGATTTTGCACCTGAAGTAATAACAGGAGTTGTAGATTTACAATTAAAATTAACTGCTCCAGTATCTACAGTAAATGCACTAAAATTCACTGCTACTCAAGTAAAAGACGGTCATAGTGCTATACAAATGGGGTTATTGACTGGCGACATTAAAGTACAAGAAGCTGGTGTAACAGTTCCGGGAGCTTTAGCAGTTGTAAACAATGAATATGTATTTACTAGAACAACTGGATTATTTACTTTAGCAGCTGTTGTAACAGTTGAAACTTACGATGCTGTAGTTTCTTCAAGTATTATCAATGTAAACGATGTAATGATTAGAGCAGCGAAGGCTACAACAATCGTTGTTTAATAAATAGAACGGTTTTAAGGGCGGTTCGATTCCGCCCCTATTACAAATTAAGA